CCTTATTGGGAAATTCCAGGTCGTGATGAGAAATGGGCTGCTGAACAGAAGGCAATGCTTGGTGAACTTAAATATAACCAAGAGGTTACTTGTAAGTTCCTTGGTTCTAGTTTAACATTAATCAATGCTGATGTTATTGCTAGAATGCCAATTGATCCAAAGATCCACGAAAAAGATGGATTAGATGTTTATGTAAGACCACAAAAGGGTCATACATATTGTTTAGTTGCTGACGTAGCAAAAGGTGTTGGTGGTGACTACTCAGCATTCCAAGTTGTGGATATTACTGAATCTCCATATAGGATTGTTGCAAAATATAGAAAGAATGATATCAGTCCCTTGTTATATCCTAACATCCTATACAAAATAGGTAAAGAATATAATGAAGCGTATATTCTACTTGAGATTAATATTAGTGAACAGGTAGCCCATATTTTATACAATGAATTAGAGTATGAAAATATCCTGTTTGTGAATAGACATACTAATGGGCAATATGTTGGTGCTGGTTTCGGTGGCGGTAAAACCCAACTTGGGGTTAACACTGATAAAAAGATTAAACGAATTGGGTGTCATAACTTCAAGTCTTTAGTCGAAGAAAATAAACTATTAATTACTGATGCTGATACGATCTCTGAAATCTCTACTTTTATTGAGAAAAAAGGATCATATGAAGCAGACGAGGGTTATCATGATGACTTAGTTATGCCTTTAGTTCTTTTCGGATGGCTTACAACACAGCCATATTTTAAAGACCTAAATAACATAAACCTAAGAACTATTATGTATGAAAAGCAGATTCAAGCGATTGAAGATGAACTTACTCCCTTTGGGTTCTATGATGATGGAAATGGCGAAAAAGATCCGTTGAATTTTTGAGAAAACCAATAAAAACTAAATAAATGGTAGACACGAATTTCTGTCTAAAGTAAAACTTATTAACAAGGAGAATTACAATGCCTTTCCAATTATCTCCAGGCGTTGCAGTCGTAGAAAAAGATTTTTCAGCGATCGTTCCAGCAGTATCTACTAGCCGTGGTGCTTTTGCTGGCGCTTTCCCATGGGGTCCAGTATTGTCCCCTACTCAAGTAACTTCTGAAAACGAATTGGTTTCGGTATTCGGTAAGCCACAAGATGCTAATGCACAATCTTTCTTTACAGCAGCGAACTTCCTATCTTATACTAATGCTCTATTAGTAGCTCGTGCTGATACAACTGGTCAGCGCAATGCTGTTGCCACACAAACTGGTACTGTAACCTCTTTGGTTAAAAGTTCTGGTGGTTCTGGCTACCAAACTCCTCCAACTGTACTATTTTCTGCTCCAGATCTTGCTGGTGGTATTAATGCTACTGGTACTGCAGTTCTTTCTGGCGGCACTGTAACTGGTGCTACAGTTTCTGCTGCTGGTTCTGGTTATAGTGGTACTGTTCCTGTTACATTTACATCACCACAAGTTGCTGGTGGTGTTACTGCTACTGGCCACGCTACTTTAACTGACGGTGCTGTTACTGGTATTGTTATTGATACTGCTGGTTCTGGTTATACTTCTGCTCCTACTGCTACAATTGGCGGTAATGGTACTGGTGCAACAGTTGGTACTGTAACAGTTTCTGGTTCTTCTGTTTCTAGCATTACAATTACCAATCATGGTACTGGTTATACAGCTGCTCCATCAGTTTCTGTTTCTGGTGGTAGTGGTACTGGTGCAGCATTTACTTCTGTAATTACTACTGGTGGTGTTAAAATTAATAACAGCACTGATTATCTAAACGACTTTGCTAATGGTGAAGGTGTTTATGGTGAGTGGGCTGCAAAATATCCAGGAACTTTTGGTAATTCAATTTTAGTTTCTATGGCAGACTCAGCTACATTTACTGGTTGGGATTATGCTAACCAATTCCCAACTGCTCCAAGCACAACTGATTATGTTTCTAATGTTGGTGGTTCAAACGATGAAATGCATATCGTTGTTGTAGACCAAGATGGTCTATGGACTGGTGCGCCTGGAACTGTTCTAGAAAAGTTTGCTTACGTTTCTAAAGCATCTGATGCTAAACAAGCGAACGGCACCAACAACTACTACAAGAATGTTATTAATAGCACTTCTAAGTATGTGTATTGGATGGATCATACTACTTCAACAGTAACTACTTCTAACTGGGGACGTACTGCTCAAGTTGGTTCTGTTGGAACTGTGTTTGTATCTTTATCAAATCCTGTTACTAAATCGCTTTCTGGTGGTACTGATGATTTGGGTGCTACTGATGGTCAATTAATGACTGCATGGTCATTATTCGCAGATGATGCTCAATATGATATTAGTTTATTGCCAGTTGGCGCAGCTTCTGCAACTGTTGCTGAGTTTGTAATCTCTAATGTTGCTGAAACTCGTCTTGATTGCGTAGCCTTTATTTCTCCAGAAGATGTTTCAACTGGTATGCCTATTATTGGCTCTGGATCTACTGCTACTTCTGCGTTAATTGCTTACCGTATTATGTTACCAAGCACTTCATATGCAGTTCTTGACTCTGGTTACAAATATCAGTATGATCGTTACAATGACAAATATCGTTTTGTTCCATTAAATGGTGACGTTGCTGGTCTATGTGCTCGTACTGACAACACTAATGATCCTTGGTTCTCTCCAGGTGGTCTAACACGTGGTCAAATTAAGAACGTAGTTAAATTGGCTATTAATCCAAATAAAGCAGATCGTGATGTACTTTACGCTCAAGGTATTAATCCAGTTGTAACTTTCCCAGGCGAAGGTACTGTTCTGTTTGGTGATAAAACATTGCTTTCTAAACCATCTGCATTCGATCGTATTAATGTACGTCGTTTGTTTATTGTTCTAGAAAAAGCTATTGCTACTGCTGCTAAGTTCCAGTTGTTCGAAATTAACGACAGCTTTACTCAGGCTCAGTTCCGTAACCTAGTAGAACCATTCCTACGTACTGTTCAAGGTCGTCGTGGTGTTACTGACTTCAAAGTTGTTTGCGATGGCTCAAACAATACTGGTGAAGTTATTGACTCTAACAACTTCATTGCTGACATTTACGTTAAGCCTGCTCGTTCTATTAACTTTATTACTCTGAACTTTATCGCTGCTCGCTCAAGCATCAGCTTTACTGAAATAGGTGCGTAATTAAAGATAAATAAAAAAGAACTAAGGAGAATTAAATGGCAAATATTGCTGATTTTAAAGCGCAGATGTTGGGTGGCGGTGCTCGCCCAAATCAATTCCGTGTTGAATTAACATTCCCAAGTTTCGTGACACTAGGCGCAATTGCTGGCCAACGTGCACAATTCTTGTGTAAAGCTGCTCAGTTACCAGCTTCTACTATTGAGAACATTGGTGTTCTTTATCGTGGTCGTCCTGTTAACTTTGCTGGCGAGCGTACTTTCCAACCATGGACTGTAACAATCTATAACGATACTACTTTCGGTATCCGTAATGCACTAGAGCAATGGCAATCTGGTATCCAGAACTATAACACTACTGATGGTCGTGTTAATCCAGGCGACTACCAAGTTGACTTGGCTGTTCACCAGTTAGATCGTTCTGGCGCAATTATTAAGACTTATAACTTTATTGATGCTTTCCCAACTACAGTTTCCGCAATCGGTTTAGATTACGAACAACAAAATGCTATTGAACAGTTTGATGTAGAATTCCAATACAACTACTTCACTTCTGCTACTGGTGCTGCTTCTGGATTTGGTGTTAATGTTTCTGTTGACACTCCAGTTGGTAGCTTCCCAGTTTAATAATTAAACAACTCGAGGGTTTTATATAATGCAGTTATTTGGATTTGAGATACTACGTAAGAAGGAAAAGGAGTTAGACAGTATTGTCTCTCCTAATCCACAAGATGGATCAACTGTAGTAAACACTGGCGTAAATGCTGGTGGTTACTACGGTATGGTCATGGATTTAGATGGTATCATTAAAAATGAAAATGACCTAATCCGTCGTTATCGTGAAGTTGCTACATATAGTGACTGCGATGGAGCAATTGAAGATATTGTTAGTGAAGCAATTGTTTATGATGAAGAAGATCAAACAGTTACTATTAATTTAGACGATGTTGAAATTTCTGAAACTATTAAGAAAAAGATTCGTGCTGAATTTAAAGAAGTAATGAAACTGTTAAAGTTCCAAGAGCGTGGTCATGAAATTTTCCGCACTTGGTATGTTGATGGTCGTATTTACTATCATATTCTCTTAGACGAGAAAAATTTAAAGCAGGGAATTGTTGAGTTGCGCTACATTGATCCTCGTAAAATTCGTAGGATTAAAAATGTAGTTAAGTCAAGAACTCCTCAGGGTGTTGAGGTTGTTAAAGAAGTTCAAGAATATTATCTTTACAATGATAAAGGTATTACTGAACAAACAACTCAAGGTGTTAAGTTATCTTTAGATTCAGTGGTTTATACTCCATCTGGATTTATGGATGCTAATACTGGTATGATGATGTCTTATTTGCATAAAGCAATTAAGCCAACAAACCAATTAAAGATGATTGAAGATTCTTTAGTTATCTACCGTATTAGTCGCGCACCTGAGCGCAGAATATTTTACGTTGACGTTGGTAACCTACCTAAATTAAAGGCAGAACAATACGTTAATGATATCATGAACAAGTTCCGTAACAAGATTGTTTATGATGCAACAACTGGCGAAGTTCGTGATGATCGTCGCCACTTGTCAATGATGGAAGACTTCTGGATGCCACGTCGTGAGGGTGGTAAGGGTACTGAAATTACTACACTTCCAGGTGGTCAAAATCTTGGTGAGATTCAAGATATTGAATACTTCCAACAAAAGTTATATCGTTCATTGAATGTACCAATTGGCCGCCTTCAAGAACAACAAGGATTTAGTATTGGTCGTGCGCAAGAAATTAGTCGCGATGAAGTTAAATTTAATAAATTCATTGTAAGACTACGCCAAAAGTTTGCGCATTTATTTACTGATGCACTTCGTGTTCAGTTAATTGCCAAAAATATTATGCGCCCAGAAGAATGGGACTTAATTAAACAAGATATTCGTTATAACTACGTTCAGGATAATCATTATGCTGAATTAAAAGATAATGAAATTTTGATGGGTCGTTTGAATACTCTTCAAATGATTGAACCATACCTTGGTAAATTTTATTCTATGCAGTGGGTTAAGAAGAATGTTCTTCAACAAACTGAAGATGAAATTGACGAAATGCAATCTCAAATGGATACTGATGAAGAATACCATATGGATGATGCAGAAAGAACTGGACAACTTGCTGGTGTTACCCAAGCTGCCCAACAGAATTTTTTACAAGCAAACGCACCACAGGCAATTGAGGCTCCAGTAGCTGATGCGCCTAAACCAAGTGGTCAATAAGGAGATATTATGAGTACATTAGATTTAGTGTCGGCGATTATTAATAAAGATGCAACTGCAATTGAATCTGCATTTAATGATGCTATGGCAGAAAAGATTTCTGTTCGTTTAGATGATATGCGTGCCGATGTTGCACAGAATATGTTTAAGCAAGAAGAACCATCAACTACTGAAGAAGAATGAAATACTACGAATTAAAATCTTCTCTTAAAAAATCTAACATAGTTGAAAGTGTTAGATCCTACCGTCAGTTGATTGAAAAGACTGACGAAGGTAAGATTTTAATTAATGGTTTAAATACTAATCATAAAAGTATTGAAGAAGCAAGAAACCATATTAAAGAAGATTACAATACACATCAACTAGCAAACAAAATAGCAAAAGATACTTACCAAGATATTTCAGAACAAACTGTTGCTAGTATTATTAAAGAACACCACGAAATTAAAGTTACTGATACGTTAATAGAATCATACATCGAACTTGCTTCTTCAAATATGTTTAGTGTTGATCCTGTTGTGCATAAGATTCGTTCTTTGAATAAACTCGATAGAGTTGTTGAAGGTAAATTACATTATGTTCTTGCTGATAATTCTACCGTTGCAATAAACGAAGAAACGCAAGATCGCCTAAATAAGTTATTAGGTAATCAAACAGAGATTATCGAGTATATGAGAGAGTCAAAAGAGAACTTCTTTTATGTACTTGAACAAATAGAGGAAAACTAAGATGGCAATGTATTTTACAACAATTCGAAATACGAACCAAGAAACAATCATTCATTTTGAAGATGTTAATGCTACTGCTGGTGTTATCGACATTAGCACATTAGCTGCTGCTACTCAAGTAAGAAATTCTGACACACCAAAAGTAAACATCGTTCGTTTTGTTTCTACTGGTCAACTAGGTTCTAGTATTATTGTTTCTCGTAATGGTAAAAATATTATCGCATGCGCTCCAGAAAATGCTCCTATTCTTGATTTAACCCAATACGGTATTTCTGATAGCACTAATAATGATCAGAACATTACTATCACCAATGGTGGTGCACAAGCAGTATCTGGTTATATTACTTTGCGTAAAATTCAAGGTTGGAATACTACTGTTGAGACTGCTACTTATGGTTCTTACGATGATCCTACTCGTGTTGGTGCTTCTACCACTCTAAGTGGTTCTCCAGATAAGGCATAAAAATGAAACTAATTAGAGAAGAAGTTCAAGATACCAAGTTTATTGTTGAAGAAAAAGGTCTAGGTAAACCTAAACAATATTTTATTGAAGGTGTTTTCCTTCAATCAGAAATTGTAAATCGCAATGGTCGTATGTATAAAGAAAGTACAATGGATCGTGAAGTAGGTCGTTACTTAAAAGAACAAGTTAAAAACAATCGTGCTTATGGTGAACTTGGACATCCAGAAGGTCCAGGCATCAATTTACATTTAGTATCACATATGATTACTGATCTACGTAAAGAAGGCACTAATTGGATTGGTAAAGCAAAAATTTTGGAAACTCCAAATGGTTTAATCGCTAGAGGTCTTTTAGAAGGCGGAGCAAACCTTGGTGTTTCTTCAAGAGCAATGGGTTCACTCAAACAGAATAATGAGGGTGTACAGGTTGTTCAAGACGACTTCATGCTGTCAACTGCAGCTGATATCGTTGCTGATCCTTCAGCTCCAGATGCTTATGTGCGTGGTATTATGGAGAACAAGGAATGGACATTTGTTGATGGAAAGTTTGTGGAACAAAACATTGAAGAGGTAAAATCTTTTATTAAGAAAACTTCTTCTAGAAATCTAGAGGAAGCAAAGATTCGAGCTTTCCAACACTTTCTGAGTAAAATCAGATAAAATATAAATAAATCATAGAACTATCCAGTTAGGAGAATAACGATGTCAATCGAACAAAAAATCGCTGAAATTTTAGCAGAGTCTAAAGCTAAGCAATTAGATGAAGCAAAATTAGCTGGCGCTGAAACAGGTGCTAAAGATGTAACTGCTCATTCTGCAGGTGGCGATAAAGAGCCAATCCGCAAAGGTGATGCTGTTAAAGCAACTAATCCTGAAGACGAGCCAAGCAACGCTAAGAACAATGTACAAACTCAAGACGATGCTGAAAAAGGTCCAAATGGTTCTATGAACCCACACAATGGCGACCAGACTCCAGTTCGTAAAGGTAACGCTGTTAAGGGTGTTAAAGAAGATCTAGATGCTATGTTTGGCACTGAAGAT